CAACGTCCGCCGGCCCCATCACCTGATGGTGCGACTTCTCTAGCGGCGTCTTGCCTTTGGAGAGTTTGCCCGACTGGATCGGCTGATCCTTCGCGTAAATCGGGGCGTAGGCAACACCACTTGGCAACTGACGAACAAACGCCAGAAGATCCAGCACTTTCCTAGTGCTCATGTTAGAGTCTCACACGAGAATGTTTGGACCGCCCTTGCAGTTAGCCACTGCAGGGGCGTTTTCTCAATGTAGCCAAGCTTGTCAAGGCGTGTTAGTGTTTGACACGTTGCCCCAAAGGCGACCAACCCAAACACCTACAAGACATGGGATTCCTTTCCAAGCAAGCATCAGCCACGGTCTCCAGCACTGGTTCTGGCGGCGGCTACCTGCAAGTTTCCAAACTCTCCGACGGCGGTTCCGTCCGCTTCGCCCTCCTGAGCGACGAGCCGCTCGAATTTTATGAGTGCTGGGGGACAAGCACTGACGGGAGCGGAAGCAAGCCTTTCCGTTTCGACCACGAACCCACCCCCGAGCAAATCGAGCTGGAGATGGGTGACTTCCAGCCCCGCGAAGGCCGTGGCGGTCCCGGCACCGTTGACATCAAGTTCGCCATCGCCGTCCCCGTCTACAACTTCGACTCGGGCAACGTCCAAGTCCTGAGCCTTACGCAGAAATCAATTCTCAAAGAATTGGATTCTGTGAGTCAAATGGAGGACTACGAAGATTTGCTGGCGTGGGACTTCAGCCTCAGCAAGAAAGGCTCCGGCCTGACCACTGAGTACACCCTCCGCCCGGTTCCCCGTAAGAAAGGCGCCCAAGAGCACGTCGATGCTGCCTGGATCGAGGCCAAATCCAACGGCTTCGACATCAGCCGCCTGCTGACCGGAGGCAACCCTTTCAAGGCAGCTTGATGACCTCCTGCAGTGCGTGTCATTGGAGTGGAAGTACGGGTAACGATTTGGATTGGCGTTTTTGCCGATTCAGTCCGCCGGCTATCGAGCAAGTACACCATCTACCTGACGGAACTTGCTTACTAACCCGCAAGTGGCCTCTGGTACGTCCTGATGATTACTGCTCAAAGTATCAACACGACATTCCTACAGAAGCCATCAACGGTTGATACGGATACCGCCCCGTCATTGCACGGGGCTTTTTCATGGCAAAATTGAAGGGCAGCGGTGCGCTAACACCCTGCCCACGACCAACCGCACTACCGGCTGATGGGACGAGTTTATCTGGGGCACATCGACCCCGAATACTTGTGGGATCGGTTTGATTACAAACCACTCACAGGCGAATTGATCCGTAGATACTCCGATCAATTTCGCCATAAGGCTGGGACTGCTGTTGGAGGCAAGACGCCACGCGGGTACTTGAAAACCCCGATTCGTGGCCGTCAGACAATGCTGCATCGTGTCATCTACGCCTGGGTAACTGGTGCGGAACCTGCTGACGGTCTGCACATTCACCACATCGACCACAACCCCAGCAACAACGCTTGGCACAACCTTGCGGTTGTTACAGCGGCGGAACACAAAGCACTACACAAGAAAAACTTGACAGCTAGTAGTAGAATCCAAGAGGGAAAGAGTATCTAAGTGGCCTCTAACACACAAGATGTCTTGGCATCACTGAGAAAGAGGTCGCTGGTACAAGACGACGTAACGGACCCCGGCGGCAGGATTTACCGGGACTCCAAAGGCCAGGTGTACCACAGTGTGACGAGGATATTGCAGGCTACTCAGGACGAGCAGGCTCGTAAGGCACTGGAGCGCTGGCAGGAAAGGCTGGGACCCCAGGAAGCAACGCAGCAACGAGACGTAGCAGCCCGCAGGGGCACAATGGCCCACAACCAGCAGGAGTATTACCTAAAAACGGCAATGCAGCTGGCACGAAATGCCGCCAATCGCCGCAACGCCATTCACTGGGACGACCAAGGCTTAGCCCGCATCCCCACCCCCATCACCAAGTGGGCACTGGAGCGAGTCCACCCTAACCTCCCCCCAGTTGGCTGGTCTGGAGCAGGTTATGCCAGAAGCCTCTCAGGATTCATCCGAGAAAATGTAACCGAAATCTTTGCCAGTGAATTCAACAGCTACCACCCCGGCGGATGGGCTGGAACTTGTGATGCACTGGTATCACTGAAGAACAGAGGCTCCGGGTTATACGTTGTTGACTGGAAAACCAGCGTTAAACGTAAAACAGACGAAAACGACCGCCTACCTGAGGGACATGGGTATTTACATCAATGTGGCGCATATAGTCTTTCATTAAAGTATATGACCGGCCTAGAAATAGCTGGAGCAGCTGTAGTCCTCGCCCGCCGCTGTGGTCCCCCCAACGTCCACATCATGGACAGAGATGAGCTGGCGCTAGCAGAGGATGCCTTCGTCGCCCGGTCCATTCAATACTTTGAAAACCTCGAAATTCCCATTCAAGCCTAAAAACGCCATTCATACTGTGTAAGAAATTCGCCATTCATAGCGATGGCTGGAGCAATGCTGATTCTCGCTGGCGTCCTCATCGGTCTCTATGGCCTGGCGGTCTTGCTAGGTGACAGGGAACCCGATGGCACTGTGCGGGAGAGTATCAAGGTAAGACGCAAGAATCTCACCCGGAAGGATTGAAAAGCCCCACCGCAAGGGCAGGGCTGGGACTCTAGTCGTTGGCCGGTGGTGCGAATTTGAGGCGCCACCAGAGCGGCCTATCCTTGTGCTCTTCCATCCACTCGCTACGGGTTGGAGCTTTATACGGCAAGAGGCACCGGGTCCGAAGCTTGCCGATGTGGTCCTGAGCTTGAAACTCGCTGGGGCTGATCATTGCTTGGCACCTTTGCGTGAGGGCTGGCGCTTGCCGGCGTGTGCGCGGCGTTTTTTCGGTGGATCTTGTGGATTTTGGGGATTCTGTGGAAAACGCCAAGGCTCACCCGGCGCGAGTCTGTCCAGAATCAGCTGGAACTCTGACGGGTTCCGCAGTTCTTCCTGCCGCTTAATCAGCTGGGGCAGGATCTCAAGGTTCCAGCGGTTCGCGCCGATCTTGCTGGCGTCAGCGCGGTTCTCACACAGCCAGGCCAAGATTGAATCATCACAAGGGTGATTCTGAGCTAGCCACAGCTGGTCAGCAAAAGCGATCTTTAACCGCCTGGCTGCTTCGCGCTCCTCGTCTCTTGTCTGGCGCTTCTCTTCCGCTTCCTGCTTCTTTGCTTTGGAGCGGGTGAGCGCTGGCTCACTGGTGCTGAATGTGGAGCTCACTGGTTGACCTCCCAGGCGTAGGGAACCTCTAGGCCATCGGGCCTGTCCCAGGCTTTTGTCACGTGCTGGATTAACTGGCGAGTGTGGTGATAGCGCCAGCCATGCTTACTGTTTCCAGTGCGGTGAAGCTGGGACTCTGCCGCCCATAGCGCCTGCTCTATCCGCAACCAGTGCTCTGGTGCGAGTGTGACCGTTACGGCCCGATCCGGTGTTGCCATAGTGTCGCCTCAAGTTAGGGCGGTTGAACTCTCACACAGTAGCACCACGCGCAACGGTTGACGGCTGGCCGGTGGTGTGCTTAGTATGTAAGGCGAAGCAACCTACCCCGAACTGGGGCAGCATCATGACCTATCGGAATCAGTGGTTTGATGGCCGCAACTCTCGCCGCCAGTTGCCGCTTGAGTGCATTGCAGATTGCAGCGCCCAAGGCTCAGTCGATGATGCAGTCGCCTTCTGGCTGGAACGTCTGAGCTTTGATGGCCCGGCTTGGTTGTTCCGCGAGTATCTCCGGGAGTTTGGTTGCTGGGACGTTTCGCAGCTGTGCGACCACCAGGAGAACCGAGCACGCGTGCTCTGGATCTGGGCCTGTAACTGTGCTGAAGAACCCGGCGAGTATGACTATCTCTACTTAGGCATTTGACAGTCGGCCGGTTCCGGCTGTATTGTTTCACAAGACAACCTCAACCGCGCTAACTGGCGCGCTCGCATCATGCCTATCATCACTCCTGGCTCCCGTGCTTGCTGGACCGTCCCAGCTGATCAGACCCTGAGCCTGCTGGACATCAAAGAGCTGGACCGTGCAGTGTCCTACTGCTGGACCGTTCAGACTCGCTATATGAAAGACTCCGGCAACATCCGGGTGTCCTTTGTGGGCAGCACCAAAGGCGCTAAGTCCTACAGCTACCGTCACGCGCTCAACGCTTCGGAGAATCACCTGGCGGCTGCCGTTGAGTGGCTCCAGCAGTTGAGCAGCCTGAATGGTGCGCCTTCCTACTCGCTGGTCAGTAAGTCCAGCAGTAGTGAACGTGGCTACGTCTTTACGTTTGTCTGATTGGCGCAACTGCTGACCTGGTGGCCCGGCCTAGTTGCCGGGCTTTTCTGTGGCTGGACACATTACACTAAGGGCAAGCAGTAAGCATCACTAACCGTGGCGGAATCGGACGGCCAGGAAGTAAAGAAGGAACGCCCGTTCGGTAAGCGCAATCCAGACGCTTGGATTGAAGAGCGACAGCGGAGGTTGTACCTCAAGCAGCTGAGCGGTCAGAGTGCTCGCGCTTTGGTCTATGAGCACGCGACACGTGAAGGCGTGAGCGTAAGCACCGCTTGGCGTGACTATGCCACTGTCAAAGAGTGGAATGAGTCCGACTGGCAAGAGGAAAAGGACAAAACGGTCTCACGAATCCAGCAGATGAGACTCCGTTGCATCGAAGGCGCTATCCGGGCCAAGCAGTTCGGCACCGCTCAGCTGCTGCTGCGTGACCTTGGCGCTGTGGTCGGTGAGGTCTCGCTGGAGGCTCAGGCCGCGGCCGCTCCGACCCTCAATATCACGGTGGACGATCGGCGCAACACGTCTCCCACCGAGTAGCCATTGCGGCTGGATCGCCTACCGCTCGCAGTCTGCTCTGTTCTGTGATACAATACAGACGAACACAAATCCAAATCAAAATGCTTCGCCCGATCCGTCTGATGCTTGCCGGTGCTCTGCCGGTTCTTCCTTTGCTGCTTTTCTTGCTCTGACCGGCGCGCCTTTACTCCCCGGGACTGATAATCATTCCCAGGCCCCGGGGGGAGGGGTTGCGATTTCCACGCGCCTATGGGGGTGGCGGGGAACCTACTGATATATCCGCAATTCTTTCTTCTGTACTACAGGGGGGTAGGGTTGCGATTCCTGTACTACCCTAGAAAGTACCCCCAAAAATACAAATGACAGCCACGGCTGCTGGAACCCTCAATCTTCGATATGCGCAGGGCGAAGTATTCCGCAGTCGCAAGCGTTTCCGGGTGCTAGTAGCGGGTAGACGTTTCGGAAAGAGCTACCTCTCATGCATCGAATTGCTGCGTGGGGCGATCGAAAGGCCGGGCGAAACATTCTTCTATGCAGCCCCTACATACCGGATGGCGAAAGACATTGCCTGGAAGGTAATGAAAAAGCTGGTCCCGAAAGCCTGGATCAAGAGCAAGAACGAGACGGACCTGAAGATCGAGCTAGTGAACGGCTCGACGATCGAACTGAAGGGCACTGAAAACGCCATGGCCCTCCGTGGCCGAAGTTTGGCTGGCGTGGTGCTGGACGAAGCCGCCTTCATGTCCAGCGAGGTCTGGTTCGAGGTCATCCGCCCCGCCCTCGCCGACAAACAAGGCTGGGCATTGTTCATCTCCACCCCCGACGGCACCGCCAGCTGGTTCTACGAACTCTGGCAATA